TACTTCTGCATAATCAGGTGGTAAAAAAACAGATACTTCTGAACCACTAGGTAGTGGTTCGTTCTGATACAAAAGTAATGCTTCATTCCAAGCAATATCTTTTTCTCCAGACTTAACACCTATTCTATTTTGTCTGCCTAATACTAATCTCATAGCACTAGCAGTAGCAGAATCAAAGTCACCTGGTGTAAAACCACCTCTAGCTAACAAGCCACCTTGTATTAATCTAGCCTGTAATCCATATAAGTCCTCTACTGGTAAATTAGCAAAGATATTATATTCATCACCTTCTCTATAAAAGTCTGTGTCAGCAGGATTTCTTGGTGTATAGCTACTAGGTAAACCACCAATAATGCCTGGTAATGCTTCTGCACCAAAACCAAATAAACCTGATATGTCATCTAATGGATCAGCACCTGAATCTAAACCTGCATTAATTAAAGCGTTATTTACTTGTCCACCTGTTAATCCAACAGTAGCTATTGCATATGCTTTTATATCTTCAACAGATGTCATCATTTTCATTTCAGAAATAACATCTTCATTTATCCTAGAATTAGTACCTGGAAGGGTGTCTTGTTCTATTAATGCTTCTATAAATTTATCTATATCGTTCATTTACATACCTAATAATTCTAAGTCTGATACTTCTTCTCTTAGTTCATTTTCTAAAATACTGTTATATAGAGGACCAAATTCAGGGTACTCTAATATTAGTTTAGTAGCTAATTCTCGTAAGTATTGTCTTGCTTGTACTAATTCTCTGTTAGTTCTTATAGATGTTGGTGCATATCCTCTCTTAATACCTTCTGCAACAATCTTGTCATATTCTTGTCTGTATTTACCATAAGCAATAGCAGCATTATTATCTTTAAGTTTATCTATAGGTGTATAGTCTGCTTTTATCCAGCCTTGTTTAAAACTAGATGTACGATCTGGCAAATATGTTTGACCACCCATTTCTTGTAATAGAAAGTCTGTATCTGGTTTATCTACCTCAAAACCTGCATCTTGACCATAACCCCAGTATTGTTGCATTAACTGTGATTGCTTTGTCCATTTAAGTAACTGTGCAGTTTTAGTGTTTGTATTCATAAGGGTTACTCCACCTACTTTTGTATTACGCAAAAAGTTTTCGTAAGCAATAGAACCTAACAATCTGTTCTTAGCTAATATCCATTGTCCAGGTGTTCTTGGTGCTAATGTTCCTTCTTGTAGTGCATTAAGGTACGCATCATAACTAAACTCATTATCTACATCTGTTGGTGTTAAGTAAAATGCAGTAGAGTTAAAGTCCTCATACAAATCTTCATTATCTTTTGCCCATTGAGAACTAAATACTGTTTGAGGTCTAGCAACTACAGACCTAGATTTAGATGTCAGCATAGCAGTCGGATCAACACCAAACTCTTGTATAAATCTCTGTGTTGCTCCATAATCATCACCATCAGCAGCAGCTTTATAATCTCTGTATGTATCTGCTAATGCTTCTATAAATAAAGACTTACCTGATTTTTCTGTAACTGACCATAATGGAGAAGCAGCTCCTGCTGGTCCTATAAGTTGTGATGCACCTCTAATAATAAATATTTTTTGTGCATAATTAGTTGCAAGTTTTAATCCTTCTTCTGCACCTTCTGGTGTAGTGTCATTAATAACACCTGCATATACTAATGCTTTGTATGTGTCTATAACAGTATTGTTGAATAATCTGTTTAATTCAGGGTTGCTTGTACCACCTTTTTTATATGCTTGATAAAACTTTTTAAGCCAAGCAGGAAATGGAATTGCACCTTCTAAAAAATTTTTTGGTGGTGCAAAATCACCAAATAAAAATTGATTTATCGCACCTTCTTCAGGAAAGTTTTTTCTAAAATAACTAGCAGGTACTCTGATAATTGGACCTATACCTGGCATTATATCTGCAACTAAGTTAATAGATGATATATACACAGGGAATGATGCTTGTACACCTGTATCTTCTAATTCTGGAAACATATGTTTTTGTATAAGACCTGTTCCAGGATATGCAAATACTTCCTCACCATTTATAGGGTTAGTGTAAAAAAACCCTCTTTGCCCTGTTGGGTCTGCTAATGGATTAGGTTCAGTACCACTCTCCACTAACTTGTTAAGGTTTACTAAGTTTTTACCACCAGCATTTTTAGTTATTTCTGACCAAGTTTTAAATATTTCTAAGTATGCTTCTAAAAATGGAAATGCAAATCTAAGTGAATCACCAACTACTGTTCGTTCTGATATATCGTAAAGTAATTTTTTAGTCTGTGTTAAAGCATCAGAAGCAATCATTTTGTCATATATCTCTACATCTGTAATAGCTTCTTTAGGACCTGAATATTTAGATTTATTTATTTTGTTTAAATAACCTCTTAACTTAGGGTCATACTTTGTAAATTCTTTTAATGATTTGTTTGCTATTTGTACCATTTCATCTCTAGCATCTTTTCCTAAAAACTCTATAGTTTCTGATACACGTTTCCAATACAATCTTCTAAAAGCAGGTGATCTAGATAATGTGTTTGTTGGTCTTGTCATTAATATATTAAATAAACTATTTATTGTTTTTTCATACAAGCCTTCTACTTTAAATGTAGGATCAACAAAACCTCTAGTAATATTAGGTAGTTCATCATAATAAGTTCCTATAAAAGAATTAACTAAATCATCTTGTGCTTCTTTAAACAATGGTGCAACTATTTTTAAATCTTCATCTGTAATTTTGCCTTTTATGTAATCATCTGCAATTTGTTCAAAATCTTTATCGCCTATTTTCTTTTTAACTTTCTCTGCTTTAGCTTTATTTTTTGCAATAGCAGCAGTAGCAAAGAAATCCATTTTTTTACCTTCTTTAGTAACAAACTTACCTCTGTTGGCTACCATTTCTAATAGTTGCTGACTAGCAGAATCTTGTACCCAATTCAAAGCACTTGTTGTTTCATCTACTGCTACTTTGCCACCAAGTCCTTGATTTACATTTGCTCTAAGATAATATACATACTCCAATGCAACCTCATCAGACTGTAATGCTTTATGAAATGGGTGTGATTGCTCTCCTACAACTTTTTCTAATCTTTTTTTTAAATCTCCATTTTTTAATCTATCTGCTAATTTTCTATACTCTTGTTGTTTTTGTAATGGTGTTAAAGCAGATGCTTCTATTCTTGCAATATCTACAGCAACATCATCATTTATCATTTGATATATAGTTCTTATAACTGCTTGATCGTAATTTTCTTCTCCTTTACCTACAGTTCTCCATCTACCAGGATTTATAGGTTTTCTTCTAGCTGTTCTTACATTATTTATTCCAGTTAAAGAATCTTGATATGCTATATCTGATGCAAAAGAACCACCTGCTGCTTCACCTGGTAACAATGGATCAACACCTTTTCTTAACTTACCACCATCTTCTGCACCAACAGAACGACCAAACATTCTAGCTACTATTTGTATAGGTGCTAATGGTGAAAATGATATACCTCGTGATATAAGTCGTAATTGTTCTTCGCCAATAACTTTTATTGTCCAAGCAGGTTTTAATAAAGAAAATGGTTTAAATATGTTAGAGTTATACCAATCTAAAAAATCTACAAAAGCTTGTGATTTTTCTCCACCTATTTGATCTACAAGTTTTCTCATATTACCTCTTTGTAATTTATCAGACATTTGATTAGCTGCTTTTGTAACTTTATTAAGTTCTGGTAAATATATTGTGTTGTTTATTTGTGTGCTAAACAAAGCTCTTGATACATCATTAACAGTTTCAGGATCTACACCATTAGCTTTTAAAATTTCGTTAATAGGAAATTTATTGCCTTGACCATCTATTCCATAAACTCCTTTGTTCATATCAGCAGCAATATTTGCATCATCATTAAATTTTCGTGTAATGCTAGTTGCTGCTTTAGCAACAGATTCTTTTACTCCAGAATCAATTAATACTTTTCTAAAATCTTGTTCTAACCAATCTGCTACAACTTTATTCAAACTTGCACCAATATCGCCACCTTTACCATAAGCATCTATTGCATCATTTAATAATTTATTTGCTAAATTAGTTCCTTCTGCTGATTCTTTTAAAAATGCTTTAGATTGCAAACCAAATCTATACAAATCTTTTAATGCAGAAGAAGGATCATTAGCATCTACTAATCTACCAAAAGAAGGTGCAAAATATAACTGTAATGCTTGTTGTAAACCATTACCTCTAATAACTTGGGGTACATACATATTAGAAGCATCTATAAGCCTTGCTGATCCCACACCTTCTGCTTTATCTAAACCATCTTTAGTTACTTTATTTGATAAAAAGTTATCTAGTACTTCTTCTGCTCTTTTATCATAAGTAGTTAATTTTTCTTCTTTAATTACTTTTTTTAAATCTGCATAAAAATTAGCATCTGTTATAGATTGTTTAGTACGAGTTATTATTTCAAAAGGATTGTCTGCATTTTCAAATAATAACTTTTTAAATTCTTTACCTTTGCTACCAGCTAAATATTGTTGTAATGTTGGTCCGTGAAATGTACTTCTAACTGCTCTAGTAATAACACCTGCATCATCTAACCTTTCAGCAACTTGAAATAATTTTCTTGATTTTGCTACTGCACCAACACCAAAAGTAACCCAATTAACAGGGTCTGCTAATTGAAAACCAACATCTAAAGCACCTGTTATAAATTGTGCTTGTTTTGTTCCTGGTTCAAATACGTTATAACCACCTATGTCTTTAAAAACTTTTCTTCCTGGAGAAACTGATGGAGTAATACCTGCTCTTTTAAATTGTTCTCCTAATTCACCTTGAAACTGTACAACAGTTTCTGCCTTTTCTCTAACATCTAAATCTATTTGCTCACCTAATACATTATTTAACACATACTCTCTTGCTTGTATTGGGTCGTACCCTGCTGCTACTAATTGTTTATATTCATCTGTATCAGAAGGATCAGTATCTAGCATTAACCAACCCCTTCCTAAATCAAAATTATCACCTGATTGTATAGCTTGTGTAATTTTTGGTGTTCTAATAGTACCTTGTGTTGCTTTTTTATATGCTTCTTCATAACTCATACCAGGATTTTGTTCTTGTAATTCTTTAGCTCTTGCAATAGCTGGTGAACCTAATTCATAAGCATCTTGTAATCCTGCAACACCACCTCTTAATAATGGTTTTAATACATTGTCTATAGGACTGCCTATAACTTGAAAAAATCTATTGTTCTGCACTTGTTGTGCTAATGGATTTTCGCCTACAAATCTTTTTATTTTATCAAATGCAGTTTCTCTTTGTAATTCTATTTTTTTAGCAATATCAGTTAATCTATTGTCATTAAATCCTATACCTAATTTTGCAGCAGCAGCTATAACACTTCCTGGTAAATTAGGATAAGCATTAGCAATACTTGCAGCTCTTTCTGCTTCTTCTTGTGATACTACAGGAGATACATCTTGTTTAGTTTTTAATTCCTGTTGAAAGTTGTCATCAAACAAGTCATCATCAAAACCAAAATTTTTAATGACCATTAGTCAAAATCCACCAACTGAAGTAATGCAGTATCACCTGTCATAGCGTACATTTGATATAACAAATCATTTACACTTTGTTGTGGTGGAATCATAGGTCCTGGTCCTGGACCAATATCTAATCCTGCTGTAACAGGTTCAGTAATTCTTTGTGTTGGACCAAATACATCTACATTTGGCATAGGTTTAGGTTGTGCCTGTGGCATTGAATCTTTAGGTAATGGTGCAGCCTGTTGTTGTTCTGTTAGTGCTTTTTGTTCTCCATACTCTACGCCAGGTATTCTACGCACAGCTTGTGTGTTATCTTGATAATTTCTTGCAGCAGGTGGTACATTTAAACCTCTATTGCTAGGACTTCTTGTTGCCATCTTCATCCTCCTCATCTTCGTAATACATAAAAGTTGAAGATATAATCATATAACCGAATGGAAATGCTAAAGGTGGCATTTGGTCTTTAAACATCCTTGGTTGTAATGTTTCTTCCTCAAATAATATATCATCACCTAACTCATCAACATCTCCTAATGAGTAATGTACAATATCTGCAAAGTCTTTGTTTAATGACATTATCCACCCATTCCTTGTAATAGCTGTGCTATGCCTGGTGGTGGACCTTGTGGTGGTAAGGTCGCACCTCCAAGCAATTCTTGTTCTTGCTCTGGTATCTCTGGTTGCTCTGCTGTGTAAAATTTATCTAAAATACTTTGCATATTGTCTGGTGTTTTTCTTATCTGTATGACAGCCATAGTTGCTTTAGGATCACCTTGTTGTGCCTGTGCTAACAAAGAATCAAATAAAACTTTATCTGCTTTTTCTTTTGTTATTCTGCTGTTTACCATAGACAAGTTATCTAAACCATCTAAGTTTTCCTGCAAAGTCTGTGTGTCAATAATACCTGCTTGTAGTAGTTGCAGCCCTGTTACTATTTTCTGTGGCTCATCATATCCAGCCATAGCACCATACACCCTGCGTGTTTTGTAAGCACCCTGTATATCTGTGCTTGGGTCATACTTTTCACTAAAAAATTGATTATTGTAATATCCTGATAATTCTTTTGACCTACCACCATACATTTTTTCATCAAACTCTAATCGTTTTGCATCAATCATTTCTATAGCATCTGACATAACTGTATGATATTCTCTAATCATCAACGACATAGATGCACCTAGTTCTTCTAATCCTCTACCTGTTGCAAAGCTAAGTGGGCTTTGTGAATCATCAGATACAGGATAAGAACC